CTCGCAGGCCGAGGAAGGCGCGCCGGTGGTCAGCAGAGCCGCCCAGACCGGTGGATCCCCAGCGGCTGCAAATGTTCCAGCTTGCGATCGTGTCCTGATGCGTCGCAGCGGTGTCACCGTTGATCAGACAGTCCTCATAACCGTCGTTAATAGCGGCGACGGCGATGCGCTGCAGGTTCTGAACAGCGGCGATTGCGCTGTCCTCAGCGTCAGCCTCGTCGGCGACGATGCGGCAGGCGAACCCGGTAATATTAATCGTGCTGTCAGCGGTCACAGGCGTAGAGCCAGTGTAAGCCGTCGGATCGTCAGTCGTCACGCGGCCCTTAATGTAAGGACGGGCGCCCGTGCTGAGCTTGGGAATCTTGACGGTGTCGCTGGTCATAGGCACGACGCCGAAGAGCCCCGCAACGTTACGAGGAATCTCGAATTCCTCGTAAAGGCTGGGCAGGAACTGCTCAGGGATCCACTCAGCGCCGACGCCGGCGCCGTTGTAGAATGCGCGCTCGACAGTGTCGCGGAGAGCGCCGGGAGCTCGCGAGAGCACAGAGGCGACCTCAGCGTCAAGGCGAGGAGTAGAGGGGCGCCGCATCAGCAGCCGGGCAAGGTTGCGGTCAGTGACTGCGCGCTTGACCTCTGCGTGCCACTCGCCGTGCGTAGCGCGGTCGTCAAGCAGGCCAGGATCGGTCTGCTGGTCATACTGACGCCCGGCGAATTCAAAGCTGCGCCGGGTAGAGTGCAGGCGCAGGGAGCCGTCCGCGTTGATGTACTTACGCAGGCCGCCCTCGTCTCCTACCTCAGGAGCAGGAGCGGGCTGGCTACGCTCGATAGCCTGCTGCAGCTTGCCGCTGAGGTCAGCGATCGCGCGCTTGGTAGCAGCCTGATCGCCGTCGAGCTGCTTCAGGACGGTGCGGGTGTTGCCGAGGAAATCAGCCAAACCCTCGCGGTCGTTAACCGCAGAGGGATCGAGCTTGTCCACGATCTTGATATCTTGAGACATTAGGAATCTCCAAATAGGGTGTCGAGGTTAGAGGCGCTGGGCGCCGGTGTCGGGTCAGGAGTAGGCGAGGACCATACCACGCCGCGGATCAGATTTAGCAGGTCGCTGTCTTGCAACGCGGCGGCGATCTCCCGCTTGATCTCTTCGCGGTTATGTTGCGACCTTGCAACGGCGAGAGCTTCAGGATTCGCAGGGATAGCGACAGTGCTGATTTCGAGGAGCTCGTTGTTGCGGTAGTAATTGCCGCGGGTAGCGTAGCGAGGATCCTCAGCAGGGAACGAGCTGCGCGGGATAGCCTCGCCGGGCGTGAATCCTACGCTCACAGCGTTAAGCATGCCGCGAGCGAAGAGCCCAGCAGCTCGCCGGCCCTCAGGATTGTCCTCGCTGTCATCAAACATCAGCTCAGCGACAAGGCCGCGCGGGCTGATCTGAACATCGGCACGCCCGACAATGCTGTCCACCGTGTAGCTGTGATCTTTCAGCAGGACAGGATTGGCGCGGTATCGCTCCAGACTCCAGCTCTGTTGATCGACGATGTCGCCATAACGATCAGGGCTGTCAGTCGATGCGATCACGACCGCCTTTGTCTTGCCGCCGTCGCCGGCGATGCGCTCAATTAGGAAGCGTTTAGTAATCATCGGTTCCTCTCTACGATTGGAATAATTGTGCATCGGCAATTCACGACCTCGGCAGCGCTGGCAAATTGCCCAGGTCCAGAGCCATGCTCGCCGCTCGGCGTCTGGAATTTGGCGCCCTGCGGTACGGTCTGACCGTCCATAAGCCTATGCGACTCTCTCACGCTGCTGTCGCGCGCTGAAACCCAGCGCTTATACACTGTCAGCCCGTGCTGCACTTCCGCGGCGTTGTATGCCATCTGAGCGCCCTGATTCAGAGCCTTAGTGCTCTCTGTCCGAGCTACTGCGAGAGCTCGCGTAGGGCTAAACGCTGCCGCCTGAATCAGCCGCGTCTGAATCTCGTTAATGGTCTCGCCAGCGAGCAAGCCGGATTCAATCACGCGCTCGACTGCGGCCTTTGTCACAGGGCTCAGATTTACGGCGAGGGTGTCAACCTGGATCCGCGCTGCGTTGTCTCTGTCAGCAACGCTCTGCTCTACTTCTACGCCGGTATCCTCGGCGCCTGCTTGAAAGCTAACGTCAAGCGTCTGCCGCAGGGTCAGACCCAGAGCCGCGAAGAGCTGAAATTGCTCGGTCGCGTCGTCGTATATCTGATCGACTACATCGGCCGCGGTTACTCCGCGCTGTACCGCGCCGGCGCTGGGCGTCTCAGGTAATACCTCGCCGAGGCGCTCAGCGAGGCGCTCAGCCTGTCCTCTGAAGTAGACCACCATATCCCGCGACATGTCACGCTCTGCGGGTGTGTGGATCTCCTCGATTTGCTGTCGCCAGACCACGTCGTAGGGATCCTCGTCCTCATGGTCCTCGCGGTGATCTCGCTCCTCAAGCTTGGCGATCTCAGCGGTAATCAAGTCCTTCATGTACCGTTCGCCGCGGGAGCCTATGACGAGCCATTTGATCTGAGCGACTACGCCAGCGAGCCTGAAATCTTCAAAGTGGCGAGCTCCCCAGGCCTCACGCAGGCGGATCGCCTCCTCCTCGGTTCTGGTCTCTGGCTCGCGATTGTCTCGCAGAGCAATCGGTCGTAGTCGCCTGAATTGTCGATTGCCGAGGACGTTGCCGCCGGCGCTCCAGATTTGCGGGTATTCCAGTTTCAAGCGCTCAGCATACTCAGGATCAAAGATCGCCCACTGCGAATTGTCCAGCGAGACAATTTCGTCGTCGCCATCCGCTGGGAAATTGGTAGGGTCGACGTCGCCGACGGCGCGATCTATGTGAGCGTCTAAGTCGTTAAAGAGCTGAGCCAAAGGACTGCGCTGCTGGTCTTCAGCTGCTGGCTGCTCGTCCTGATTTGCGGGCGCTGGCGGTGCCTCTGCTCTGTTAAGCTCCTCTACTCCCTCAAGCGCTGCAGCCTCGGCGAGGGGCACGCCCATCAGCCACCACGTATTGATTCGCTGTATCTGTGCGCTGCGGTCCTCTTGCAACGCTGAGACGCCGCTAAAGCTGTGAACAATCCGCAGCTCGGGATCGTAACGTCGAGCGAGGCGCGTTAGCTGCGCGTCGATCCGTGCGGCGCGAGCTCGCTGGCGGCTCCAATACTGCAAGTCCTGCTCTTTAGCTGTCGCGAAATTAGCCGATGGCAGGCCCACTTTTGTAGGTGGCACGCCGAACGCGGCCAAAATTGTCTCGCGGGTATACTGCCGCCCTTGCGAGTATTCCATATCCCTCGCGCTGAGGTTTACAAAGTCGACCTTTGCATGCCCAGAGCTTACCATGGCGCCGCCCTTCTCGACGATGCGCTCGTATGCTCTCGCGATGTCCTTCCTCAGATCCTCGTCGAAGAAATCACCGTCGCCAGCGGGCGAAATAATGGCGTCAGGCCGTCCGCGCTGCGCTGTCCGGCTCCATAGCTGAGCCGCAGCGAGGTCGCCTTCCAAATCGTTATTCAACGCCTGGATCAGACCTTGCCCTACAAGCGAGCTCGGGCCGTCTGCCCAACTCGGCGATCTAAAGACGAGTACGTCTGCGGGATCGTAATAAACCGGCGACCCGCTTGCGCTGTACTGATAAGCGCGCGGCCCTCCGTGTACATCTGGGATCGGGCTGGTACGCTGTGGATGCAGCAGAGGCAGCGAGCTCGGCAAGTCACCGCCGCCGAGTTGCAGAGCATAGGCGTTGCCGCAGAGTAGCCAGTAGATAATTAGCTGAGACTCCCAATCCTGCCGCGTCTGGTAGCTCGTAGGCTGCGCGAGTAGGTCGAGGATTGGATGCTCTGTGATGCGCTCGGCGTCGCTACCTGTCCCGCGGTACAGCTCCAGAGGTAGGCCGCTGAGGTCGTCAGCTATGACCTCTGCGCAGGCCTTAACCCATGGGAACGCGCCATAAGCTGACAAGGCCGCCGGGATACTGTAGAGGCCGCGCTGCGCTGTCTCTGTCGCGTAGTCAGCGCCTGCCGTGAATTGTTCCGGCTCGCTGGTAATGCTTAGCGCTCGGCTGATAGCCTGGAAAGCGCGCGCAAACCAGGATCGCCGCTGGTAGGGTGCGAGAGCGGAGGACATAGAGCGAGCCTACTGAGATCGGGGAGCGCTGTCAATATAACGCAAGCGCCTCGGCTCTAAAAACTAAGAAGCCCCGCCGGTTAGGGCGGGGCTCTCTGCTTAGCCTTACAGGTAGTTCTTTTCTTGAAAGCCCCAGGCATGTAACAGCCTGACAGCGGCGTCGCTTAAGACTGATTTAGGTAGATCCCAAATCTCGTGATTGGCGAGGCAGTAGTAGAGCCAATCTGCGGTGTAGGATTTGAGCATCCACCAATCAAAGGTTGACCAGCAGCCGCCCATGGTATGCAGGAAAGATTCCCATAGATCGCGCTGTA